GTGCGCTCCAAATAACCTTGATACTTGCAAAACCATTGCGGCCTAATGTTTGTGTATTTCCATACTCATCAATGTTCTTGGTAGCGTCTTTCCAAATGCGGGCAAACTGGTCATCATATTGGTTTGGGGTTGATGTAATAATACACTTACCACCTGTACTCAATGTAGGGGAGATAGAAGTCCAAAACTCAGATGCAATACGTGGCTTAACGAAAGCAAACTCGTCACAATAAATTAGAGACAGTGACATACCTCGAGCAGTTGTTTCTGTTGTGGTAGTTGATACGATGCGGCTACCGTTATCAAAGTCAATGCTACCTTTGTTATAGCTAGTGGCACCTGCTTTTAAAAATTCAGGAAGTGTTTCGTATGTATAACGAACACGTTGCATAATTTCTTGAGCACCTGCAAACTTGTGTGCAGCAATAAGAATTGTTTGATCAGGCATAAACATTGCTCGCCATACCAAGTAAGCTGCCGCACACGCTGTCTTACCCATTTGTCGTCCCAGCATATTGATACTGTAACGATTATTATGATAGCAATTGATTAGTTCGCGCTGATAATCAAAAAGTTTAAATTGTACTTTACCCTTTGTTGGATGTTGTACCCAGCAATATGTATCAATAAAGTAAACAGGATCTTGAGCGCATAAGGCAAGCTCACGGACATGTGCGTCCGTGAACTTTTCTACTTTAAAAGGTGACTTAACAAAAGTATTTTCAGATGACACAAGGGCCTCCTAATTACTTCTTGCGGCTGATTGTCTCAGATACAAATTTGCGGTATTCGCCCATTGCACGTTCAAACTGCTCTTCAACGCTGACTGTGTGTGAGCCATCGCCCATTGGGTTTTCACCTTGACCGTTTGCACGATTTGCACCAAAGTCAGGACGGCCTTTACCAGTGCCATTACCTGATGGTAAGCTGTCATAAACAGTTGGTTCATCCATTGATGTTCCAGCTGGACTGTTCATTAACTTGCTTTCTTCTAAGCCTGCTAACTCTAAAATACGAGCATAGCTTGTTTCGTATACGCCTTGACCAAACACAGAGTTAGTAGCAGGAGCTTCTTCTTTTACTTCTTTATCATCTTTCTTGTCTGCCCAGTCTGGGATGCCATCACCATCAGCATCTGGCTTTTTGTTGTTGTCTTTTTCTTCAACTTTGTCATCTGCTTTGTCGCCGTTCTTCTTGGCAATCATTTTTGCAAATGCAGCTTTTTGTGCAGCACTTTGTGCTTCGTTAGTAACACCAGCCAACTGAAGAATACGTGCTGTTTCTTCGTCCAACTCTTCAACAGCTTCGCCAACTTCTTTCTTGGCTGCAGCATCGTCAGCTTTCTTACGAGCTTCTTCTTCATCATCAGTTTCAGTGCCGCCGTATACGCCAGAACCAGCTTGGTGCTTTAAGCCTGTTGCTGTTTGTGTAACAGTACCACCTTTAGAAGTGTATGACTTATCACCAACTGCTTCTTCAACTTCATCTTCTTCGTCGTCTTCAGCAGCTTCTTCTTCGGCTGACTCGCTGTCTTCGTGATCTTGATGTTCAATTTCGTGATCGTGCATGTCGTGGTCACCATCGCCATCATTGTCACCAGGTACACCACTGGCTGTTGGTTCGGCACCAACGTACATAACTGCTGGTTCTTCGCCTGGCATTTCTGCAGGCATCTCAGCTGGCATTTCACCATCAGCACTCATGCCGCCAATTTGAATACCTGCTAATTTTAAAATATTAGCAATTTCATCTGCGCTGTCTGTTGTAACGCTGATGTTCTTACCTGGCATATTAATTGTCACTGACATTGGACCGTCGCCTTGACCTTCAGGAGTTTGACCAGTCATTCCAGCCATATCATCCCAGCACTCACCAATGCCTTCTTTGGCAATACGGATGCTTTCATTTACTTTAGTTGTTTTCATTTTTTATCTCCTTTGCCTGGAACAGCAATGTTATTTTGTTTAGTGCCGATTGGGCTAGTCTTGCCATCAGCTGGACCTGTATAGTCAGGACCTGAAGTTACTTTACCAATTTGTTGTGTAATGTTTGCTCGACGTTCTTTACCAGCTTTGTCTTCGGCGTTTAACATCTCTTGATTGTACTTGTCGCCGGCAGCTTCATCGGCACTGACCGCATTAGCTTCTGCTTCAGAATAGTCAGAACAAAGTTTGGCTTCTGTATTCACATTGGTTTCTGCTTCGATCTGTTGTTCAACTGGTTCGTCGCGGCCAAAAACTTTCAATGCGCCTTTGGCAACGGATAACATGTTACTCAATTCTACTTCCAATACTGGAGGGCTGACTGGTAAACGTGTTACTACATCTACGATAACAATTTCATGACCTGCTAATTTTGGAAAGTCCATTGGCTGGGCTTGCAACATTAGTTTTTCTGCACGACCAACTTCTAGTGCATCATACTTTTTCATATGACGCTCTAAACTTTCAAGTTGGCGGTCGGTTGGCTGGAAAGCCATTTTAACACGGTAGCGGTGTTCGCGCTGTAACTGATTAATATACTCTAATAGTGTGGGCATAATTAAATCCTCTCATAAGACTATTTATTATGACCGACACTCTTTAGGATTGCTTGTACGATATCGTTGCGATTTCCTGTAATTCCGCCCTCTGTTGCGTCTAATACGTTACCAGAATCTGAGTTCTTTTCGTCTCGATCCATACGTGCTTTACGCAATTGCAATTCAACCATTTTTAGCTTTTTATCTATCTTGGCTGTCTTGGCATCAACTGCTGTTTTAAGCAATTGGGCAGCAACTTCAAAAATCTTTCCTGCATTTCTATCATCAACGTTAAATCCCAAATCCATCAAACGCTCACTTTGTTCTTGCGCGGTGTTTGCTAACTTGTCTAGTTCACGCTCTGCACTTGCCATATCAGTTACGGTCGGCAATGCAATATCAACACGGTTTGCCATGTCAATGGTAGCGTTGGCTACATCAAGTTGTTCCTGAATTTCTTCAGAAACTTCTGGTAAAGTGTGGTCCAAAGTAGTTGCTTCCTCAATAGGTGGGAAACCAAATACTTCTTCTAATTTCTTCGTCATGCACTTACTTATGACTTACTTGCGGCGTTTGCGTGTTGGATTAGTGTTGTTATAAATGTCTTCTTCCGTTAAGATACGGAAGTGTGCGCCCATGCGCTTGCACCATATTTGTGCAGCTTGCCATTTGCACATGTTGAGTGCCACTGCCATCTTTTCTTGTTGACTACGAGCGAGTTCCATAACAGCCTGTGCCTTAGGTTTAATTTCAATCAGCTCAGCACGTCTAACGCCGTTGACTTGATATGTAACTAAAAAGTCTGGAATATAAAAAGTATCTCGACCGGTGAAAGGATTTTTATAAGGTATACGAACTGCTTCGCTTGCCCAGCTTACTACGCTTGGGTGATTGTCGCAGAATCGCATAAAAGTCAATTCCCATCCACTGCGATACTTAGGTGTGCCTTTGCCCACATACTTCTCTGGATTCAAAACAGTGTAGAATCCTTGCGAGTAGTTGTTGGCCATTATAGTTCTCTATGTGCTATTGGTGAAACTGCTACTGCTGTTTTTTTATTATAACGAATTGTGTCTGGCAAGTTTTTATTAATGTGATCTAAGATTAATTGATCAACATCCAGTGTACCTTTGGCTGTTGTTTTCTCAATGAGAATTTTAAAATTCAAATCTAAATCAATGCTGGCTTTCCACAATGCCATTACAACATTTTCTGCTGGTGTACGGCCAAGCCCTACACCAAGTACACGTTGTACTGCACGATCAAATTCAACTTGAGGTATTACTTTATATGACATGATTAAAAAGTATCATTTGGCTTTTTGCCTTTGTTAACATATTGTTGTTCTTTATTTGCTTGCGAGGCGGTGGTACCGGCATTGTTGTTTGTGCTTTGTGGTACATGTCTATCGGTCATTGAGCCGTCGGCATTTTGTGTACGAGTCTGCGACGCATATCTTGGTGCAGTACGTAATGCATCTGTTTCGGCCATTTTTCTTGATATCTCTTGCGATTGAGGACTTGTAGATCGTGGTGGGTATTTTTCTAAACCAGCAAGATATGCTTTCTTGTATTCAGGATTCATGCCTCGGTCATCTTTTACATATTCTGCTTGTTGTCTAACAAACTCTTTGTTTGCAGCCACTAATTCTTTTGATTGTGGGCGGTGAACTGGAGCTTCAGGAGTTTTAGTAACAGTTGGCGCAGCATTGGTTCCAGTACTTGGATTTGAACTTGTTGCTTGCTTGCTTGTACCATCAGGGTTCCATCCACTGGCATACTTTGAATCCCATACTTGCTGACCTTTCCAGTCACTGGGACGAGGTTTAACTGGCGCGGCAGCGTTGGTAGGGTAGTCTTTATTTGTACTAAGTGGCGATGGCCAGCTTGTGGTTTTCTTTGGAGCTTCTTGTGTTCTGCTTCCGGCCACTGCCATAATGGCTGCTCCGTCATCTGTGCCCATTGGATCTGTGTATTGATAATTTGTTGACACATTGTCATCTTTTTTAGCGTCGGCCTTGGGTGGCTTTGTAACTGGCACTTTGTTAACAGATGGCTTAGTTGGTGGCTTTGGTAATGGTTTAATGCCTGCACCTTTATCGCCAGGAGTCTTGCCCTTAAAGTCTTGTGTTTGTAAATCTTCGTAGCGTAGTGTAATTGTCCATACCACAGGATCACTGGTTGAATAGTCTAGTGTATCGTGTTGTGCGTCAGTAATAAATGCATTTGTCAATGTATACACTTTATCATCGCCGTCACCACTTAGATTTTTCATTTTAATTGTAACAACCATTGGTGCAATACCAACTTTTTTACTTGCATCACTTGGGTCAAATTGCCCTTTAACAAACTCCCAAATTAAACTTTCTGCAACGTCGTTGGTTTGATCATAAAAAGTCATTGTAATTGGTTCGTAGTTCATTTTTGTCTGAACTATGGTTTTATGGTTGTATACATTTACAACTTGTGTTTCAACTGAGAAACGTGGCAGTTCACATGACTTGGCCACCAATGGTCCAGTGGAAAATAATCCAACAGCCTCGCCACCGCTGCCCACAGACAATTCAATCTCCCATGCAAATTTTAAATATGGAAAGCCGTTGCCAAGCGGGCCAGAATTGACCTGCATTCCATTCAATAAAAGTTTTGTTGCTAAGTTTGTAAATGCCATGTATTCAATGGAAAAGGGCGATTTCTCGCCCTTTTCTTTCTCCTTGTAAGGGCAAGCATTTCTGCTTACACTTACTTATCACTTTAAATTAAAGCGTACTATTAAGCTGGTGCTTGACCTGCTGATGAAGCGTCAATACCATTGTCTCCAGCGCCACCTTCAAGTGCCTCAGTACCAAGAATATTAAGGTTAGCATTGTCATACTTGATAGCAATGGTGATCTGTAGCGGATCGCTTGTTGCATAGTTGTTTTCGCCGTAGTTTACGTTTTGGATATAGCAACCTGCCAATTCCCATGCATCCAATACTGTAGCTGGCTGTGCGCCATCTAAGTTTTGAATTGCCATACCAAACTTGTAACCGCCACCAGCTTTGATACTGCTTTGGTTAGCGTGGTCTACTTGCTTTTGCATCTGTGCGGCAATAGCTTTTGCTACGTTGCCTGTAACGTCATCACGTACTGTTAGTGTGATAGCATCCCATGTATGCTTACCAGCTAAGTTGATGCGTGAGTTGTAAACGTCAACCACTACGTCGTCATGTGTTAAACTTGGGCGGCTTACACTAACAACTTGACTTGTTAGTTCTAAGTTGTCGCCTATGCCGAATTCGTTTAAGAACACACGGAAACGATATGACAACTTAGGCTGTACCAATACGCCTGAAGTGCCGCCGTCTACGTTAAATTTGTCTAAATTGACTGCCATTTTATGTGTCTCCTGTTAGTGTTATTTAGCGTGTACCATTGGCAATCGCGCCAGTGTTTACAACACGAACTGGGATATAGATAAATTCAGCTGCCTTAACTGGCTCAATGGCCACGTCAATGTACAATTCGTTTCTATCAATTCTAGCAGGAGTGTTGTTTGTATCGTCACAAACCACCAAGAAGTCATATACAGCACGTTTAGAGAACATGTCAGCTAAGAATGCATTGAATACACCTAAGATACGATCACGTGTGCGCTGATCGTTTGGTTCAAAGATGAATGGACGAGCAATAATGTCAAAACGCTCACGCAAGTAAGCCAACAAGCGACCAACGTTTACGCGGTCTAATGCAGAACTTGATGGGTACAATGTCTTTTGACCCCAAATGTATAAACCTTGACCTGGGAAGTTGACCAATGGGTTAACATTCTTTTCGTATAGAGCATCACGTGAACCTTGATTCAATGCCACTGGAACGAATTCGTTTTCAGCGTTGACAACACCCAAGTTGCTGATACCACTTAAAGCACCACGTGTTAAACCAGCTGGAGCAAACCATGGATAAGCAATTTGGTCGTTGTATGCAATGCCACGTAGAACAGAGTGACTAGATCGGAAGA